CGACGGCATGGCTTGTCCGGTCTTGTCGGGCCAAGGCGTCGAGATGGTGCCGCTGGTCGAGGGTGATCCGGCGTGATCGACTGGGATCTCGTGATAAAGGCCCTGGGCCTGATCCTTCCTGTCGTCGCGGGCATCTACACCTATGTGGCGACCCGCCGAAAGGACGTTGATGCGGCGTTTCTGGCAACCAATGCCCGGATCGACCGGCAGGATGCGCGCATCATGCGGGTCGAGGACACAATTGGCGGGATGCCCGGCAAGGACGACATGCATTCGCTGCAACTGGAGCTGGTCAAGCAGACCGGCGCGATGAACGAAATGCGCGCGGTGATGTCGGGCAATGCCAAGATCATGGAGCGGCTGGAAATCATCGTCAGCCGCCACGAGGCGCATCTTCTGGACGGGAGCAAGAAATGAGCGATTACAAGGAGGCCCGCATCGCGCCGCTGATCCGCGCGCATGTGCTGCGGTTCCTGGAAGGCCGCAAGGATCATGAGAGCACGGCGGATATCCTCGTGACGGTGATCAATGGCACGCGTGACGGGCTCAGCGTCTATTACAGCGATGTGGTGGAGGAGCTGCGCTGGCTGGAGCGCAACGGCCATCTCACGTTGCAGGGGGGCGATTTCCTGATCGTGACGGCGACCGATCGCGGGCTGCGCATCGCGCGTGACGAGGATCGCGATGCAGGGATCGCCTATCCCAGTATGATCAAGGGGGCCTGAGCATGCCCCCGCGCCGCAAGGTCGATCTGCTGCCCGAGGAGCTGCGCGCGCGCATCAAGCAGGCGCTGCGCGAGCGGGGATTTGCAGGCTACGAGGAGCTGACCGCCGAGATCAACGACTGGCTGGAGGCGGCGGGGCTGGAAATCACCCTCGGCAAATCGGCGGTGCATTCCTTCGGGCAGGAATACCAGGAGTCCGTAAAGCTGCAGGACGAGGCCGGGAACTGGGCGCGCGACTGGATGTCCGAGAATGATATCTCGGAAGAGGCCGAGCGCCACCGTGTCCTGTTCAAGATGATGACGTCGGTCGCGTTCAAGGTGCTCAAGTCGCAGGTAATGAAAGACGGCGATAAGATCGACCCGCGCGAGCTGCATTTTCTGGGCCGGATGATGAAGGACGTGATGCAGAGCTCAGGGATCCGCGAGCAGCTCATGGTCAAGGAGCGCGAGCGCATCGCGGCGGAAGAGCGCGTGGCGGCCGTCAATGCGCTTGAGGCGCGGAGTGAAGAGTTGGGCCTGAGCCGCGGTGTTATCGACAAGCTCAGACGCGAATTTCTCGGTGTGCGAAAATGATCCGCGCCATACAGTTCACGGACCCGGAGGCGTTCCGGCGCGCGAGGCTGCCGGGCAGCTTTCATATCGACCTGACGCAGGGCGGGCCAAAATGCGCGACGTTCTGGTTTTTCTGCCCTTGCGGCTGCGCGGGGCCCAACCGGATTTCGGTCGGATTTTGTCACAAGCCCGCGCAGGAACCGTCGTGGTGCTGGAACGGTAAACTGAGCGAGCCGACGCTGACGCCTTCGGTCAATCAGGCCGTCTGCGGCTGGCACGGCTGGCTGCGCGACGGCTATTGGGAGGCCGCGTGATGGCCACCCCGGCTCAGATCGCCAACGACATGGCCGCACATGCCGCATGCTGGGCGAAGCGCGATCGTAACATCGGGCACCTGTGCCGGGATCTGGCGCGGGTGATCCGTGCCTATCTTGCGGGAGAGGCCGTGGATGGCCGGACATATTATGGCATCCAGAGAAGGTGCCTTGCTTATGAAGGACAAGAGAAGGACTTTCTTGTCAAAGGCTATCCCGACATCATCCGCGCGCGATGTGTGATGGAGCGCCTGCGCGCCGAGGCTGGTGTGTGATGGGCGACCGGGTTCCTTGCCTCTGCCCAGGTTGCCGCCGAAAAATCTCGGGCCGGGAGCTTTCAGGCCGTGGGCACAACGAATTCATCTGTGCGCGACACTGGTCGGTAGTGCCGCGCGATTTGAGGAGCAAACTCTCAAAGGTGCGGCGACTGATAAGGCGCGCCGAACGTAAAGGCAAAAACGATCACGTCATATCTGTCCTGCGGCGAGTTGAAGAACGCCGGTGGCAAGTATGCCGCGCCCGCGCCGTCGAAGAAGTCTTTTTCGGTTTGGGTGTGTGATGACCGACAGCACCGCCATTCTTACCCGTGACCCCGACGCCCCTCCCGAAGAGCTACCCCGCGGCTCGGAGATCCCCGAGAGCCTCGATCCGCTGGCCGATGGCATCCTTATGGCGCATCAGCGGTCGTGGCTCGAGGACGAGAGCGACCTGAAGCTTTGCGAGAAGGGCCGACGCACGGGCATCACGTTCGCGGAGATGCTGGACTGTGCGCTTATCGCCGCCGCTGCGCGTGGGGCGGGCGGTCAGAATTGTTTCTACATCGGCGACACAAAGGACAAGGGCCGTGAGGCCATCGGTTATGTGGCGCATTTCGCGCGCGTGATCGCCGGGGCGGCGCATCCCATCGAAGAGTTCCTTTTCGAGGATCAGCAGCCCGACGGCACCACCAAGTTCATCTCGGCCTACCGCGTGCGGTTCGCATCGGGCTTCCGGGTGGAGGCGCTGAGTTCTAACCCCGCCAACATCCGTGGTCTTCAAGGCACTGTGGTGATTGACGAAGCCGCGTTCCACAAGGATGTGCGCGAGGTGATAGACGCCGTCAACGCAATGCTGATCTGGGGAGGCAAGGTGCGGATCATCTCGACCCATAATGGTTATCTCAACCCATTTAATGAGCTCGTCCGCGAGGCGCGGGCGGGCAAGAATGGCTTTAAAGTGCACCGCTACACCTTCGGGGATGCCGTGAAAAATGGCTTGTATGAAAGGGTGTGTTTCATCAGGGGCTGGTCGTTCAGCGAGGAGGGGCAATCAGCGTGGGAAGATCGCATTCGTCTTTCCTATGGCGCGCGCGAGGCCAAGATGCGCCAGGAGCTAGATGCGGAGGCCGCCGAGATGGAGGGCGCGGCGCTGACGCGGGTGCAGATAGAAGCGTGTCAGGCACAGGGCATTCCTTTCCTGCGCTGGACACAGCCCGACAGCTTCAAGAACGCCGAGGAGGTTGTGCGCAAGGCCGCCGCCGTCACCTGGTGTGAAACCCACATTAAACCGGTCATTGAAAAGCTCGATCCCGACCGCATGCATTTCATGGGCGAGGACTTCGCGCGCTCAGGCGATGCCACCGATATAGTGATCATCGAACAGGGCGTCGATCTCGTTCGACGGACAAAGTTCATCGTGGAGTTGCGCAACATCCCGTTCGATCAGCAGCGTGACGTGCTATTTTGGCTGCTCGACAGGATCCCGCGCTTCATGAAGGGAGCGATGGACCGGACCGGCAATGGTGCCTACCTCGCAGAGGTCGCAACGCAGCGCTACGGTGAGCGGATCTGCGAGGTGGCTTTCTCGCGGCAATGGTATGAGATGGAAATGCCTCCGTATATCGAGGCGTTCTCTGATCGCACCATCTTGCTTCCTGCCCACGAAGATGTGCTTCGCGATCACCAGGCGCTGCAATACACCAATGGTGTTATCCGTGTTCCGGAGAACTTCCGCTTCAAGGGTTCAGATGGCCTGGACAGGCATGGAGACAGCGCCATCGCGGGCGCGCTTGCGTATTTTGCCAGCCGACAGGATTTCGGCGTGATCGAGCACCGCGCCACCGGCCCGCGTCCGGGCTTGACGATCGGGGATTTCACGGGCCCGATGGGCGGGCGGCGGATGGGCTTTGGCCGGGGCGGCGGCGGCATGGATTTCGGAGGGTTCGGAGATGGCTAACAAGACATCGACCATGCGGCTCAGATCGGTGCGGCTGCGCAACCCGATGGAGCTTGCCGGGATCGGAGGCGGGCGCGATATTACCCGGCCATGGATTGGCCCGCTACTGGAACCCACGGACCCGATCCTGCGCAGCCGTGGCGGCGGCAGCTTCGACATTTACAAGCCGATCCTGACCGATCCGCAGGTCAAATCGGTGATGACGCAGCGGATATCGGCGGTCACCAGCCGCGAGTGGGAGGTGGTGGCGGGTGATGAGAGCCGGTCGGCGCGGCGCGCGGCTGACTGGCTGCGCGACGAACTGAGTGCCATGAAATTCGACCGGCTGACCGAGAAGATGCTCTGGGGGCTTTTCTACGGCTATTCGGTTGCCGAGCAGATGTTTCGCCGGGACGGGCAGCTCTGGGGCTGGGAGGACATCCGCGTGCGCGACCGTGTTCGGTTCCGATTCGACGAGGAGTGTGGCCTGCGGCTCCTGACCATGTCCAACATGCTGGTGGGCGAGGAAATGCCGGGCGAGAAGTTCTGGGTGTTTTCGACCGGCGCGGATCACGATGACGAGCCTTACGGGCTTGGCCTTGCGCATTGGCTCTACTGGCCGGTTTGGTTCAAGCGCAACGGGTTGAAGCTCTGGCTCATAGCACTCGACAAGTTCGGGATGCCGACGGCGCGGGGCAAGTATCATTCGGGCGCGACCGAAGAGGATCAGAAGAAGCTTCTTGAGGCGGTCGTGGCGATCCGCTCGGAGGCCGGGATCATCATCCCCGAGGGCATGGATATCGAGCTTCTCTCGGCACCCTCGGGGGCCAGCACGCTCGATTACAAGGCGCTGCACGACACGATGGATGCCGCGATCTCCAAGATCGTGCTGTCGCAGACGATGACCACCGATGACGGGTCGAGCCGAAGCCAGGCCGAGGTGCATCAGGACGTGGCCGACGCGGTCAAGAAATCCGATGCCGATCTCGTGTGCCAGAGCTTCAACGAGGGGCCGGTGGCGCGTCTGTCGGAATTCAATTTCCCCGGCGTTGCCCCGCCGATGGTCTGGCGCAAGATGGACGATCCCGAGGACACCTCGGCGGCGGTGGACCGCGACAGCAAGCTGCACGCGATCGGCTGGCAGATGACAGAGGAGCGGGTGAAGGAAACGTATGGCGATGGCTATGAGCGCGTGGCCGCGCCGGTCACCGGGCCGGAGGGCGCGCCGAGCGCGTTTGCCGAGCACCGCCATGACAGCGCGCTCGATGACCTGGTCGATACCATCATCGAGGAAGGACACGCGGAAGAGGCGGCCGCGCCGCTCTTCGCCGATATCGCCGCCCTGCTGGCGGGGCTTGGCCCTGATGACACGCTTGCAGACCTGCGCGCGCGGCTCGATGCGTTGCGCGATCAGCCCGGCGACCCCAAGGCCATGACCGATCTCTTGACCGAGGCGAGCTTTGCCGCGCGGCTGGCAGGCGAGCTGGGCGCGGTGGTCGATGACGAGGAGGTGCCGGACGGACAGGACAGCCTGCCCGGTGCGGTGGCCCCGTGATCGACGCGCTTAAACGCCTGCGCCCCGAGGAGGCGCTCGCCTTTTTCCGCTCCAAGGGGCTCGCACCGCCAGATGCCCGGTTCGATTTCCGCGATATCTGGCGCAACGAACACGCCAGCAACTTCGTCGTGGCCAAGGCGATGCGCGACGAGGTGCTGGAGACGATCCGGGGTGCGCTCGATCGCGCGCTGGAGGGCGGCGGCACGCTGACCACGTTCATGGACGAGCTGGAGCCGGAGCTGAAGCGCCTCGGCTGGTGGGGCCGGGGCATGGAGCGCGATCCTCTGACCGGCGCGCTCAAGAATGTCCAGCTTGGCTCGCCGCGCCGCTTGCGGATCATCTTCGATGCCAACATGCGCGCCGCCCACGCCGCCGGGAAATGGGCACGGATCGAGCGGGTCAAGGATGCCTTCCCGTTCCTGCGCTATGTCCAGGTCCAGCGCGACACCAAGCGGCCCGAGCACGCGCGCTATCACGAGCTGATCCGCCCGGTCGATGATCCGGTGTGGGAGCGCATCTATCCGCCCAATGGCTGGCGTTGTGGATGCACGGTCCAGCAGCTCAGTCAGGCGATGATGGACCGCCGCGGGATGAGCGTGACCGAGGATTTCACACTGGAGGAGCGCGGCGTGCTCAACCGGCGCACCGGGCAGATCGAGCCGACGGCATTGGGTGTCGATCCCGCCTGGGACGGGAATCCCGGCAAGGCCTGGCTCGATCTGAGCGGGCGGCACGCCGATCTAAGCGGGGATGTGCCCGCGCCCCAGGCCGCTGCCGAATTAGGCTTTGCCAACCGCGCGCGGCTGATGGGGCTGGGCGACGGGCGCGCCCATATGGGCATCCTGCTGAGCGGCACAGCGCAGGAGGTTGACTGGCGCATCGCCGATGGCGTGCGCGCCAGCCCCGGCCCCGGCATCCGCCGCGCCGTCGCCTCGGGCGGGCCCGTCGCCATCGTCCAGAACCATCCCGGATCGCGGCCCTTCAGCGGCGGCGATCTGGAACTGGCACTGGCACCGGGCGTGGCGTCGATCCTGGGCGTGGGTCATGACGGATCACTCTTCCGGGTGCGGGCACGGCGCGCGGGCATCTCCGTCGCCGATCTGACGGCTGCGGCCGCCACGGCGCTGGAGCAGATCGGCACGGGCGACATCGCGGCCGGGGATCGCGAGGAGGTTCTGCGCTTGTCGGTTCTGCGCGCGCTCAATGAGGCGGGCGATATCGACTATCGCGAAAGCCTGAACTTGCAGGCACGCCTGCGCCGCGCGCGGCTGGGTGGCCTGCTCGGCGCGGTCACGGCTCGTCTGCGTGATCGTTTTTAGGGTAGTGTCAGGGGCGGTTTTCCAGCGAACAGGCCCGCCGGACGGGCATGCGCCCCACCCCCTGCCACGCAATGCGCCCGGAGAGCGCCATTAAATACCCATTTAATACCCCCCTCGGGTGTTTCGCGACCCTGAGGCCGCGCGAGGCGAGATCTCACTCCACGGGCCGCTCAGCGCCTCTGGGCGATGAAGGCTTGCCCGAGACCGGTGGGCGGGGATAGAGTGGCGGCACCGCACACAGCCCCGCGCCCGCATATCATGTGAAGTCCTTCATCTGACATGGCCCCGGTTCAGGCCCTAATGTCGGGCCATGACACAGCCGCTTCACATCTTCCGCGCCGGTCGCCACACCGCCATGTCGGGCCAGAGCCTTGAGTTCTCCGAGGCGCAGGTGTCGGCCATCGCCGCCGCCTATGACCCGAGCCTGCACGAGGCCCCGATCGTCATCGGCCACCCGAGGGCCGACGCCCCGGCCTATGGCTGGGTCAGGAGCCTGCGCGCCGAGGGGGCCGAACTTTTTGCCGAGCCCGCCCAGGTCGAGCCCGCCTTCGCCGAGATGGTGAGCGCGGGCCGCTTCAAGAAGATCAGCGCCAGCTTCTATCCCCCGAAGGCGGCGTCGAACCCGGCACCCGGCAGCTACTACCTCAAGCATGTCGGCTTCCTCGGTGCGCAGCCCCCGGCGATCAAGGGGCTGAAGGCCGCCGAGTTCGCCGATGACGGCGAGGCCGTGACCCTCGAGCTGGATTTCTCGGAGGCGGAAATCGCCGGAATTGCGTCAGCCGGGTTCGGCGGGCTGCGCAGGGTTGTCGCTGGCCTGCGCGACTGGCTGCTCGCCTCGCAAGGGCAGGAGGTGGCCGACCGGATCGTGCCCGCTCACGAGCTGGAGCACATCCGCACCACCGAAGAGTTCATGCGCAACCAGATCGAGCGGGCTGGCGGAGAGACTTCGGTGCCCGGCTTCGCCGAGACCGACCTCTCGCGCCGCCTCAATGCGCGTCTCGACGCGCGGGCAGAGGATGCCGCCGCGCGCGCGGCCCTGATCGACCGAATGGCCGTGGAGGCCGGGATCGCGCGCGGCACGGTCCTGCAAATCCTGCGCGGCGAGATCGCCACGCCCCCCGAAGAGCGGCTGCGCGGCTTCGCGCGGGTGCTTGGCCTCAACGCAGATGATCTGATCGGCCTCGTCGATCTGGCGGAACCCAAAGAAGGAGAGAGCGACATGTCCGGCACGGACAAACAGACCCTGGAGGAACGGCAGGCCGCGCTGGAGGCGCGCGAGGCCGAGATGGCGGCGAAAGAGGCGGCCTTCGCCGAGACCCGCGCCGCCGCCCGCCGCGCCGAGGATGCGGCGCTGCTCGACGCGCTGGCCAAGGATGGCCGGATCGCGCCGGGCCTCAAGCCCGAGATGGCGGCGTTCATGGAGGCGCTCGATGCCGAGGGCGAGGTGTCCTTCGCCGAAGGCAAGGCCGCAAGCCCGCGCGCCTGGTTCCGCGATCTGCTGTCCCGGCAGACCAAGCCGCTGATCGAGTTCAGCGAGCGCGCGGGCGGCGATACCGTCCCGCAGATCAAGACCCACAGCGACGTGACCGCCGCCGCGAACCTGCTCGTGAAACAGGCCGAGGCCGAGGGCCGCGCGCTCAGCTTCGCGGAAGCGGTGCGCGAGGTCGCAGACACGATGGAGAGCGACAATGCCTAACCCCGGACCTTTCATCAAATCCTACCGCGCCGAGGTGGCCATCACGGGCCGCAGCGTGGTCAAGTTCGGCGCGTCGGGCGGCGTCGTGCCCTCTGTGGCGGCCACCGACCGCGCCATCGGCATCACCGATCAGCTCGACGCGGCCCCCGGCGACATGGTCGACGTGATCATGTCCGGCTCGGCCGAGCTCAAGCTCGGTGGTGCTGTCGCGGCGGGCCAGTCGGTGCGCGGAGGCACGGGCGGCGAGGGCGTCGCGGCCGCCAGCGGCGCGGGCAACGTGGCCGTGGGTTTCGCACTCGCGGGCGGCGTGGCCGGTGACATCATCGACGTGGCCATCGCCCGTCACTCCGTGACCTGATCCTGAAGGAGCCCTTCCATGAGCACCCCCACCCCCTTTGTCGTCGATCCGGTCCTGACCGCGATTGCCGTCAACTACCGC